GAAACTGTTCCTGGTGCTTTTAATCCAACGTATTCACCACCAGTTGTGTCACCTAATCTTAATGCACCTGTTGCACCAAGAGTAACGTTTGTTCCATCCCAAACTAAATTAGCAGAACCACCAAATGAACCTGAACTGTTAAATTGAATTTGTGTATCAGAACCACCTGGAGGTGTATCTGCTACTGCAGATATAACTTCATCACTTCCATCAACATAAACATAATTTATTTTATTTGTAGTAACGGTATAAGTTGAAGCACCTGTACCTGCTGTAAATACTAATGATGAATCTGTTTTGTTATTAATTAAATATTCTTTTTCTACGTTTGGTAAAGTAATTGTTGTTGGTGTTCCTGGCGTACCAGTAAATACTAAAATTTTACTTCTACCTGCTTCTGTTGTGTAAGTTGTAGTATCTGAGTTAGTTGAAAAAGCTAAAGTTGTAGCTCCTGTAACCACAATATTAGAGATACCTGTAATTGCGTTATCTATTCTTTGTAAGTTTACGTTTGTTCTATCACCCCACGTACCAGAGTTTTCCCCACTAGCTTGTAGAATAATACCTAAATTTGAAAATGTACTAGCCATATAATTTCCTCAATATCATTTTTTTAAAAATCTGTCCACGTTTGATTTGCACCAGTACTAATAGGTGTCCAAGTCTGCGTGGCTCCTGTTGTTATAGCTGTCCACGGTTGATTTGCTCCTGGAACAATTGGGTTCCAGTTCGTAATAATAAGGTCTCCTGAACCTAAAGTCAAGTTATTACCTGTGACCTGAATGACTTGATCAGTTACAAAAGATAGGGTTCCTGTACCTACTGTAACTTGTGATCCTGTAACGTGATAAACAGAAGCAATATTTACTGTGCCTACGGATGTTTGGACCGTTGATCCTGTAGCTAAAACATTAGCTTTTGCTTCAAAAGTAACACTACCAGAAGTAACTAATAGTTTACTTGCAATAACATCTATGTTTGCAGCAGCATCAAAATTAACTGTTCCAGTTTGTAAAGCTACCCCAGAACCAGTAACTAATAAATCTAAACCACCCTCAATAATTACTCCACCAACTGATATGGAAACTTGACTTCCATCAAAAGTAGGTATTGCATTATGATTAACTGTTACTGATCCTACTTCTATTCCAATTTGAGAACCTGTTACAGCTTCTGTAAATCCATCAGCAGATATGTTTGGAGATTGAACTGCTATTTGTAATAAATTAGTTGCAGCAACTATATCAGCATTTGCAATGACAACAGGTGAATCTAATGAGAAAGTTAATTCAGATCCAGTTAATTCAAAACTAGATTTACCTTCAAAGGTTAAAGTTCCAAGTTGAATTGATAATTCAGAAGCTGAAGGAATAATATTAGCTGTGCCTGTAACGACAACCTGTGGACCAATTCCACCCCAGCTGTCTGCACTCCAAGCATCTTCATTCCAACCTTGATCAATTGGAGCTTGAATAGTTAATTTGTCAGGAAAAGAAAAACTGTTAGCGTTCCAAGCTTTCGCATCCCACGCGCCTGAACCCCAACCACCTTCATTACCAATCGTAACTGTGACGTCAACACCTAGACCACTCCAAGTGCCCTCACTCCATTTGCCTGAATTCCAAGGTGTGTTTGTAGCCATCGATTATTCTATGGCAACTGTACTACGATATTCTTAGAATCGCACTTGTTGAGTTTGCATCTGGGAACTGAATAGTAAAGTCACCGTTTGTTGAAGTTTTGTCTCCACCGAAATCTAACACCACAACTGCTTTGTTTGATTCTGTTGCGTTGTAGATTAAAGCAGCGGATGCAGTGATTGTAGCTGTTTGAAAAGTCAAATCACTAAAGTCAACAAAGGCAATATTCTGTGCAACACTAACAGTTGTGTTTGTTAATGCAGCTCCTGCAGCACTATAACCAGTTCCACTTGTTTCATTGAGTGTTGTATAAACAGTTGTTGTGTCCGCAGCAAATCCAGTTACTGTTGTATACAAAGCTAAATTAAAAGTATCTCCAGAAGTTGTGCTGAAGTTATGAGTTCCTAAAAACAGTTCTTGTTTAAAACTATCAGGTACTATGTTTGCCATTTATCCTCCTATTTTGATGGGTTAACTGACGGTAAAGGTACCCGTACAACTCCATCTGTGTATTCATCTCTTCTTCTACGACCCGTTTGTTCAATACCAAATGACTCTTTAGCCGTTTGATATGATTGTTCGTAAACTTGTATCATATCTGGCGCACCTTTCAAGTATTTATATGCCTCTGCCAAACAACCATTTAATAATACGTCTTCTGCATAAGTTGATAAATACGTAGTAGAGTTATTGTTAGAAGAGTCTAATACTACATTTTTATAATAAGCAATAGTAACACTAAAATTTGTGCTAGGTGTAGGGGCCACAACCCAAGTTACTTCGTCCCAGTTAGCATAGTATCTTGGTGTACCATAAGAAGTAGAAGGTGTTGCATCATACTCAGCAATATAACTAGTATCTTTTTGTTCTAAATAAGTTTGATCGTTGTTTGAATCAGTTATTTGAACATATCTAATATTAGTTAAACCAGTTGGTACAGTTACATATCTATTTCCAGTTGTCATTGCAGCTGTTGCATAAAATCTATAATTGTCAGATTGAACTTCTCTGTAAATTCTGTTTTCAGTATTTTTTACAATTTGTGCAATAGTAGAATCTGATAATCCTCCACTATCAACTTCTGTATAATTTCTAATTTGTGTTCTTAATTCGTCGTATGTCATTATGGTGTTAAAGTTACCGGACCAGCCGATATGCTTCCTCCTCCTATTCTTGCTTGCTGTGTTGCTGTTGTAGTTGCATTCCAAGTATAATGATCCACATCTGTCACAGTAATAGAATGACCATTTGAATCATTAACATCATTAATACCAATTCCATAACCACCTTCACCATCTCTAAATCTAACTATATTTCCTGTTGATCTTCCGTGCGATTCTTCAAATACAGAAATAGTTGATGAACCTGAAGTTAAAATTAATGGATTAACATTTAATATTCTAGCTACCGCAGGTTCTGTTCTTGCAGGTCTTGCATCTTGTAATCCTTGTGCATCACCACCTTTTGGTTTTGGTTCAAGTTGTGGATGTTTAGATTCATATTCAGTATAATGAACTAAAGAACCATTCCATTCTTTTAACATTTCTCGATATGGAAATTCCATACCAGATCGATCAGAAATTGCTTTAGATCTTTTACCAGTTGCAAAAGGCATTATACTCCATCTCCATAAAATGTTTGTGGTGAAATAAATAGTGATGTTCTTTGACCATCTTCAGTCAATGCTCTTTGTAATTCATCTTCATAAAATAATCTTAACTGTTCAGTTTTTTCAGGTGAATGCTTAATCGATAAATAATAAGCAAGTCCAGAAGTCAAACACGGAATAAATCTATAAACTACGTCTGCTGTATTTGTGTAAGCACCAACGTCTTCTATTCTTGCAAGATAATAAAATTTTAATTGATAGTTTGAACCTGAGTATAAAGAACCAGGAGTAATGTATAAAAATACACTTGGGCTAGTTGTTCTTTGAACATAGTATTGTGATGGTGTTCCTTGTGATAGTTTATTAGGTAATGAAGCGTAAGTAGATCTATCAATTTTAGTTAATGTAGTATCTACTGGAGCACTTGCTGTTGTGTTATTTCTAATATAAGCTTCTAATACATCATTGATATCATTTGGAAAGTTAGAAGAATCATTTGCATAATTATACTCTGCTTGGCCCAACACTAATGGGACAGTTGCAAGTTTTACTTTCCATAAATGAATGCCTCTATTGCCCCACTCTGAAAGTAAAATGTTTAATGATCTTCTTGCACTACGAAGGTGATATCCAGTACGTGCTCCACCTATACCTGCTCTTTCAAGAGCTTCTTCAATAATTTCATCAATCTCAAGATTGAAATCTGTAGTGCCTGATGTAGCCATCTAGCCTCCTATTTATCGATGAACAAAATTAAAGTTGAATTTGTTACCGAAGTTGCTCCAACACCATCAACATATAAAACTCCATCTTCTGGAATATTTAATGTTTCAGTTTGTCCAGGTGGTACTGTTAAAGGAATGTAAACTCCTGAAGATGCATCTGAGCTTACTGTTGTAGGATTTGTTAATCCATTAATAGTAGCTGACCCTGCTGTTCCTCCAGTAGTTGTGTTAGATTGTAAAGCATAACCTCTTAATCTTGTTCTTCCTGTAAACGCAACACCATTAGTACTTAGTACGACTGGTTTTACATCTGATTTCATACTCATAAATTTTATCTCCTAAATTTTAGGAGCACCCGAAGGTGCTCCATTAATTATTTATTATACAGATTCTTTACCGTCATCTTTTACATAGTAGTAAATGATTCCAGTAAT